TAGCGCAGTGTCGCTCGTCTGCGTTAAGTCTGCGCCTTGACAGCAGTTCCATGACTGGTACGCCTGTGACTTCGCTAGTGGCTTGGACAACCCGCTCGATTCGCTTGTCATAGTGCGTCAAACGGGATTGGCTCGTCCCTTTCCCTAACAGATTTAAGATAATTTTCTCTAGCACACTCATCGGTACAAAACTCCTCTCCTGCAAGTGTAATCGTTCCCTGATACCTGTAATTAAATGTGATGCCGCAAAAAGCGCAGGTGGCATAGTTGTCCACTGTGGGCGTTCTGCCGACCTGCTTCTTGCCCCTGTCGTGGGGCGACTTTTTACGCCTTCCAAACATTAAAACGGTATCTCATCATCCATAGCCTGACCTGAATTATTGTCAGAGCCTTTTGGGTTGCTGAAATCAATCTCATTAACACGCATCTGCAAGGCTTTGACTGTCTGGCCTTCCTTGTTCTGATATTCGCGCTCAGAGATTGAACCTATGACTGTGGCGCTTGTGCCTTTCTTCAGGTACTCAGCCAGCTTTGCGCCGCGCTCACCCCAGATGGAGCAGTCCATCCAGATTGTTGATTTGTTCTGCCCGTAGCCTGTATCAGAGGCAAGGGTAAAGGATAGCAACTTATTGTCGCCAATCTCTTTGATTTCCGAATCACGGCCTAATCTGCCGCAAAAGGTGCAACTGTTCATTTCTCTAATTCCCTTCTTCTAGCTGTAAATAGTTTTTTTTGTTCACTGCTTAGGCGCAGTTCCTCTCTCCGAAATAAAGTTGTTAGCGTCTGTATATCAGGTGCTAAGTCAATTTCCTGCTGTAACGTAAGCGGGGTTTGTATTTTTTTAAGGGGTTGTGCGGCATCCGAGTTTTCCTTGTTGGTAAACACATCACGGATTTCGGCTTCCTGCTCAGATGCCGCTTCCCCTTCCGCCTTCCGCCCAGAGTTGTCCGAGCCAGCAGAAACATCACCCTCCTCATCATCAGATAAATCGAAGGGTAATTCCTCATTGTGCCACAGTTCCAAACCTAACCCGCAAAACATAGCGATGCACTTTGCCATGCAACGCTGATGTGCATTATCCACATCCTTGCTGGTTGGGTTTTTTATGGCCTGATTATTATAATTTGTAACGGGGTAAATTTCTGAGGTGACAAAATCGCCCCATGCAATCGTGCATTTTACCCATGCGTTCCCATCCGAATCCTTCATATATGGAACTACCGTTTCTGTCGCGGTGTACGCCCCAAATGATTCTTTAACCAGTCTTGCCTCTGGGAATACCACCTTCAGATAATGCAAGGCGATTGACCACGGCAGATAGTTAAAACTATTTTTTGATTTAATAAAATCTGTGATAGGGTTGCTTCGCACATAATCGTGCATCTTTAAATATGGGTTCATATTTTCCATAGCTCCTTTGCTTCATCAATATGTTCTTCATCCCAGTAGAACGGATGCTGGAAGTCTGGGTCTAACAGCCCAGCCAATACCTTCGGGTCATCCGATACTTTCATCAGGTTCTGGCGGCGGATAGCCCTGCCGCGCATCTCCTCTAAACAAAACGCCAGATATTCCGGCTGTAGTTCTTCGCAGTTCTGGGGTGTAAATATAATGCCCCCTGTAGCCGCAATGTAGGCCAAATGTGGCTCAAGCCCCGTGGCCTTCTGATATATGGCGACTTGGCACAGATGCTCGAACTGTGGCTTGGCTGGTAGTGCCGCCTTAGTCCAGCCTCTAGTGCCGTCCTTCTTTATAGCGCCCATGCGGGGTGCTTTTGTTTTCACTTCGCAGAAAGCATCGGAGGTGCATAAATCTATGTACCCTATGACTGGCAGTTCCACACCGTCTAAAGATACCTCAATTTTACGCTCCTCCTCTGCGCCCCCGAACTTATCCGCTAATAGGTCAATGCCCTGCTCCACTGCATCGGGTATTAACTCGCGGTATTTGTCGCGCTTTTCTTGTGGCTCACTCTCTGGCGCATCATGGAAGTCGAAGGACAGATAGGCGCTATCAATGGCCTCATCAAAGTCTGCCCCGATTGTCAGCATGGCCTGAATTGCGCCATGCACCGCCGTGCCAAATGCGGCGTTGTAACCGACCTTTATATCCCTGCGTTGTTCCTTTGTGAGATACAAATATTGGAACAACCAGACAGGCATAGGCCGGAGTAGCTGACTGGGGCTGTAATGGTCTAGCTGATAATGTTTCATAATCCCTGACTAACTTTTCGTTTTACAATTCACTCTCTTTACTTTACTAACGGTTATAGGCAATGGTGTCAACTTATTAAATAGAGGTGAATATGCAATTAGCAGAATGGTTAGTTTCCAAGGGGATGCGTCAAGCAGAGCTGGCGCGGAAGATGGAAGTAACACAGCCCACTGTCCACAACTGGATATATGGCAAGCGGCCTCCGTCTGGTCTGCACATGATGGAGATACATAAGATGAGCAAGGGTGCTGTCGGCTTGGCTGACTGGTGCAAGGTGTTTGAGGTATGAGCCGTCAGAAGGATGATTTCTATCCAACGCCGGACACGGCTATCAGGCCGCTGTTAGACATAGAGATGTTTGATGGCAAGGTCTGGGAGTGCGCTTGCGGCAATGGTGCAATCAGCAATGTTTTACAGGATTATGGCTATGAGACTGTGGATACTGACTTGAACGACTGGGGCTATGGCGAATCGCGGAGAGACTTTCTAATGGAGCGCGAAGCATTAGCGCCGAACATCGTGACAAATCCGCCATATAAATTGGCACAGCAGTTCATCCAGCAGGCCATAGACTTGGGCGTTCACAAGCATTGCTGGCTTTTACGGCTGGCTTTTCTGGAGGGTGTGAAGCGGTTTAATGAGCTGTTCGTAAAGAACCAGCCCAGCCGGATATATGTTTTTAGCAAGCGGGTTACAATGTGGCGGGGCGATGAAGAGCCGACAGGCACAGGGACAACTTGCTACGCTTGGTTTGTCTGGGAAGGCAAGTCATACAGCACGGAGGTAGATTGGATATGACACGGGAAAAGTACATCGACAACTGGGAAAAGGCCAAGCGTGAGCATAGCAGGCAGATGGATATATGGAACGAGTTACTGCCGGATGGCTTTCAGGATGCCGAGATTACGGAGAACCTGACAGGCAAAGCGCCGGAGCGTCCATCTGGTATGCCGCCACGGGGTAGGAGTTCCATTGATGGCGAATAGGCAAAAGGAAAAGGGTTCGCGTTTTGAGCGCGAAATAGTAGAGCTTGCACGGCTTCGGGATATGGAGGCGCACAGAGTTCCGCTGTCAGGTTCAGCCGCTGGTTTTAAGGGCGATGTTCACATTAAGAAGGGCAGGGAGACTTGGGTCATCGAGGCCAAGAAGAGGGCTGACGGGTTCAAGTTTCTTTACCAGCATTTAGAGGGTGCTGACATATTGGTTGTCGGTGCAGATAGAAAGAAGCCGCTGGCTGTTTTAGACTTGGGCGACTTTCTGGATTTGTTAGGGGGCAAGATATGAAAGAGATGTTGGGCAAAATTCATAACGAAAAATGCCAAGACACGATGGCGGCAATGCCTTATGGGTTCGTTGATTTAGTTGTTACTAGCCCACCTTATGATGATTTGCGAGAGTATTCTGGTTGCGGCTTTGATGATTTTGAGGGGGTGGCTCAAGGGCTTTTTAGAGTTGTCAAAGATGGTGGAGTTGTTGTTTGGGTTGTTGCAGACCAAACAAAGAATGGGAGCGAAAGCGGCACAAGTTTTAGACAAGCTCTTTACTTTAAGGAAATCGGGTTCAATCTTTTTGACACCATGATTTACCAGAAACCGCCAAGAGGGGCAGTCGGCAACAATAAGACTTACTGGCAATCTTTTGAGTATATGTTCGTATTAAGCAAGGGTAGGCCAAAGTGCATAAACCTAATTTGCGACAGAGAGAACAAGGATGCCAGAGCTGGAGATAACAGTACGAAACGCCTTGTCGATGGCTCAAAGAAAAAAGTTTCTCGCTCTGGTTATGGAAAATTCGGGCGCAGAACAAATGTTTGGCAATACCTTATAGGTAAAAATCATAGCACAAAAGATGAGGTTGCCTTCGGTCATCCAGCTATATTTCCTGAGAAGTTAGCGGCTGACCACATTATAAGCTGGTCTAATGAGGGTGATGTTGTATATGACCCGTTTAACGGCTCTGGAACTACCACAAAAATGGCTAAGGCTTTGAACAGGAAGTGGCTTGGAAGCGAGGTTCATCAAGAATATTGCCAAATAGCCAACCAAAGAATCGGTTTAATTTGAGGAAAAAAATATGAGGGATTGGCAATGTTTGAGGCTTTGATAGCAATTTGTATGGTCACGCAGTTTAATGTCGAGGGCGGTTCTATCTGCTTTCTGTTCCGCGATGACGATAAATTTAAAACGCACTTCGCCTGTATGCAGAATGGCGATGCGATTAAGAACAGAATGGTCAGAGAGCTGGTCAGGGAAAATGGCAACAAGGCGGCGATAATTGGTCAGGCGGCTTGTATGAAAAAGGATGAAGAGGCATGAAAACTGCGGCAGAGATGACGGTGGATGAGTTCACGGCGTGGCTGAAAATGAGACGGGCGCAGATGCTCAAGGTTGAGGATAGACTACCGATTGGTCAGGACAGGCAACAGAGACTGCCAAAGATGACACCGCTGATGGCTATGCACACCAGACGGGCTATGCAGAGGAGGCGGAAAGATTGAAGTTCAACAGCGATTTTGCCTTTGATTTGAAGCTGGGTCAGGCCGAGGAAATCTGGCTGGCAGACTTGCTACAGGGCAAGACAGTCGAGGTGAAGCGCGATTTCATTGCCAGCAGAACGGGCAATGTATTTGTGGAGTTCCACAGCAGGGGGAAGGCATCAGGGCTTGCAACCACAAGGGCAGACTTCTGGGCTTTCATACTGGATGGGGAGAGAGTGATTATAGTGCCTACACAATTCTTGCAACAGGTGGCAAGGAATGCATATAAGCAAGGCCGCACTGTCAGGGGCGGTGATAACAATACCAGCGAGGGAGTGCTGGTTAGGGTAAGGGAGTTGGTGTCAAATGATTGACAAGAATTTGATGGGCAGGCTTGGTATGATGCTTTTTTTAGCCAAGGAGAAGCAAATGGAACTAGCATTTACTGACGAAGCCCAGAACGAACTGCTGGACAAGCTGATAGAGAAGCGTCTGGATTATTACGTTAATTACGGCATTTTTGATATTCTGACGCATGATGAAATGGAAGCCGATGAAGCTGACAGGATGAGAGACTGCCTTATCAAGGTTGGGCTTTTCTTCAGTTGGGTCAATGACGAGGAAAATGACAGTTGGCACTACTTTCTGAAAAGGGGTTAAAGATGGGTGCAAAGGCAGTTGGAATGGCGCTGGAAGTGCCAGTAGGTGACCCGTTAGCTAAGTTGATACTGATTGCTGTGGCTGACCATTGGAATCAGTCAACTGGCGATGCTTGGCCTTCTGTTGATAGGCTTGTTACATTGACCGAATCCAGCCGGAGTACAGTTCTCAGGAAGCTGAAACTTCTCGAGGACAAAGGGCTTATCCGCCGGACAAAGAGGTACAATAAGACCGACCTTTATCAGCTAACATTCTTGGTGGGTGTCACAGAGACACGTGTCACAGAGACACCTCTAGGGGTGTCAGAGAGACACACTAACCCTTATAGAACTCTTAAAGATATAAATATAAAAACAAGCAAAAAAGAAAAGACGCTGTTTTGTGAGTGGCAACCAACCGATGAGGAAAGGGAAAAGCTGGTCACTTACTGCAACAGCCACGGACATGAGCTGGATGACATTCTGGAAGATATGCGGCTGTGGGATGATGCTAATGGCAATCAGGCTAAATACGCCTGTCACAGCTCTGCGGTGATGAGATGGTGCAGGACTACCAGAAAAGGCAAGAAGGCAACTCAGCGCGGCTCAAATCGCCAGCAATCGGTATCCAAGCCGAAGGGGAAGGGTGAGCTGAGTGATAGACAGAAGCAGTATGCCGAGACAGTGGCGGAGAAGATGTGGAACGCCTACAAGGCGGAGGGGTTCTATTACAAGCAGATACTGCCGGACATTATTGCATTTATGCAGACTGACCAGACAGATGCTGACTGGCTGGCGCTGGGTAATGGTATGGATAATCCTATTGAGAGGGGCTGGATGTAGAAAGGGAGGCCGAAGCCTCCCTGTTCTGCTAGATTTCTTTTGTGTCCCGAAGGGCTTGCATTATTGCGTTAAACATTCGCATATCCGTTGGGCTTCCTTGACATTCCTGTATGTCGTGTAAGTAAGAACCCATTGGCAATCCTATTAGCCAGTGCAGTTGTTTTTCGGTAAGAACGATAATGTGTTTTTTCCCTGACATTGCTTCCTCCTAATCGCAAGTAAGTGAGTGGGTGATTCGGGCAGTCCATTTGCCCGTGTCGCTGTCCCAGCGAGTGCCGCTGGAGTGAGTGCCGTATCCAGCATAGGGGAACTCCTGAGAGATGCGGTTGATGAACAGCTCCAGTGGTTCGCGTTCATCGCCGGAGATGCGGTACTCTTTATAGCCGCCGAGGGTTTTCTGTTCGATTTTCATGGTTAGCTCCTTTGTTTCCTGACAATGTGACGGGAGAGCGCTCGGCGTACCACTAATGCTTACACTGCGGTGAGCAACAGTCCTGAGGCGTTGGCTCTACCCGTCTATTATAGCTATAAGCTAACATAATAGAGTTAGTCAACAACTAATTTGCAAACCTTAACTTGTTTAGCTATATAGGAGATAGGAGGCTATATATGTCCAAGAAAAAGTTTACTGAGCCAGTGTTGACGGAATATCTGCGGCGGATTGCGATAGATGGACGCAGTGCGCGGTCTGTCGGCAAGGATAAGGATATGCCAAGCTATGAGGCGTTCTATCAGCTGAAGAACAGGCATCAGGATGTGCAGAGCCGTTACAATGAGGCGATAGAGGCAAGGGCTACTGCCATTGACGATAGGATAGACGAGGTGCTGGAAGGCGTCAGGAACGGCGAGATAGACTATCAGGCTGGCAGGCTGGAGATAGATACGCAGAAGTGGCGGATGGCGAAGTTCTTTCCGAGGCTGTACGGAGATAATCAGAAGCTGGAGGTGGAGCATAAGACCAGCTTCGTGGATGAGCTGAAGAGGGTTGCGGCTAGGGTAGAGCAGGCTAGGCTGGAGGGGGCTGAGGTTGTGGAGCATGACGATGGGGTGGTTGATGGGGGAGAAAAGACCTACACCGCCACACACGCGCACGAAGCTGAGATTGATAATCATTCGCAAGGGGAGAAATGATGGGATATACAACCATCGGTACGCACAACCATAGCGTTCTCAATAAAAACAATAGCTTACAGATAATCAGCCGACATAATCGCGTCCATAATACACATTATGCGACAAATGTTTACCATAGGTAGGTATTTTTGCCAGAATACCCCCCCTTTCGCAGGCGCGGGGGGCGGTGAGAAAAAGAACATACCCACTCTAACCAAACCCCACCCCCCCTTCAACTACACAGGCCATACCACCCATGCCCCCCGAAAATTTCACCACAGATTTGCTACACCGCATCCACTCCGACCCCGTTTTCTTTGTCGAGGCCATCCTTAGTGCCAAGCCTCAGCAGTGGCAGGCTGATGCCCTCCGCGCTGTTGCAAGCTATGACAGGGTATCCATCAAGTCCGGTCACGGCGTGGGCAAGACGGCCTTTCAGAGCTGGCTGGTTCTGTGGTGGTTGCTCAGTCATTACCCCTGCAAGGTTGCCATTACAGCTAACACAGCGCACCAGTTGAGCGATGTTCTCTGGACGGAGATAGACAAGTGGGCTAGGCGGTTGCCGGAGGGTTTCAAGAACCTGCTGGAGTTCAAGTCTGACAAGATATCCCTGAAAGGCGCATCTGATAGCTTTGCCGTTGCAAGAACCAGCCGGAAGGAAAACCCAGAGGCGCTACAGGGCTTTCACAGCGAGAATATGCTGTTTCTGGTGGAGGAGGCCTCTGGTGTGCCGGATGTCGTGTTTCAGGTGGCTGAGGGCGCTTTATCCACCACTGGGGCTAAGACGGTTATGTGCGGAAACCCCACCCGCTCTGACGGCTTCTTTTACGAATCATTCCACGGTATGCGGCATTTATGGCATAACATCACGGTTTCTTGCCATGACGGCGAATATGTCTCCGAGGACTTTTTAGCAAATATGGCTGAGAAGTACGGAGAGGATAGCAATGTGTACCGTGTCAGGGTTCTGGGCGAGTTTCCCACCCAGTCTGATGACGTACTTGTGCCGCTGTATATTGTCGAAGAAGCCACCAAGAGGGAGGTAGTGCCAAGCCCGACCACGCCCGTTATCTGGGGGCTGGACGTGGCTAGGTTCGGCGGGGATAGGTCTGCGCTGGCAAAGCGGCAGGGGCAAACCCTTTTAGAGCCAATCAAGACATGGCAGAACAAAGACCTGATGGAGCTGGCGGGGATTGTCCTGACAGAATATGAGGCTTGCAACTATCAGAGCAGGCCACAGGCGATTTACATTGATGCTATTGGACTTGGCGCAGGGCTTGCTGACAGGCTGAGAGAGCTGGATTTACCCGCCGTGGCTATATCGGTCAGCGAGACAGCCAGCCTGAAAGAGCGCTTTGGCAGGCTAAGGGACGAGCTGTTCTGGAACGCGAGGGAGTGGTTTGAGGGCAGGGACGTGAAGATACCGGAGGATGACACGCTGATTCAGGAGATTACGGCTATCCGGTACAAGTATCTCAGCACGGGCAAGCTGAAGGTGGAGAGCAAGGATGAGATGAAGCGCAGGGGACAGAGAAGCCCTGATGTGGCGGATGCGTTTGTGCTGACCTTTTCCGAGCAGGGTGCGAGTGCTATGGGCTACACAAAGAGATGGGGCGGAAACAGTAGCCTCCGCCCCAGCACTAGATGGATTGTTTGATTATTTGCGCTTTGCGACAACTTTGGCGCTTTCGATATAGCTTCTGGAATCTGCGCTGTTTCTGTATGACAGGAACTGTTCCAAGTATTCCTTTAGCTCTTTCTGGGTTGGTGCGCCTGCGATATCCTCGATTTCTAGCGTAATTTCAAATTTCATTTTATCCTCCTTTGGGGCGGCTTACGCCGCGCCCTGATATTTGTTGATGAACCGAGTTAGCTGGTTATATTCGCGGGTGTGGATTTTTAAGTCCTCGCCCTCTAAGTCATCATCCAGCCACTCCCGCGAGATGGATTGATGATGCTCGGCCTCTTTGACGATATAGGCATCTGTGAACTTCTCGTTCACTTCCTCCATTGTGCCGCTTGACAGATGACCATCCTCAACATCAATTCTGCTGAACTGATAAACAAGCTGGTCACACTTAAAAGCGTCCTTAACGATTTGTCTGATTTGTGTCATTTTTTTGACTCCCTGACTGGTTAAACTCCTCATAATATAAATATACGCTAAGTATTATGGGTAAGTAAAGAAAAAAATGCACTAATTGTAATTTTTTTTTGGCATAGCTATACTGACCATACGCAGAAAGGCGGTTTTTATGGCAAAAGTGATAGATTTCCCCAAGAAAGAGCTGGATATCAGGGTTACTCTGGAAGATGACGAGGAACGGCTGGACAGCCTTGAGGATAGGGTAAACGCCCTAGCCGAGATTATGGACTTGAACATTCAGGGGCTGTACCACGTTGTTGATGCGGATGCTGAGGAAATAATGATGACCCTGTTGCAATTATCCGCCATCTGGGCTGTTAGAGCCGGATTACCGCCGGAAGAGTACGAAGAATTGGTCAGAAGCACTAGATTACAGGTGATTTACAATGAGCAATAAGGCAGACCCCCGCTTAAAACGTGCAGGGGTGTCCGGCTATAATAAGCCGAAGCGCACACCCAGCCATCCTACAAAGAGCCATGTCGTTGTGGCAAAAGACGGAGACAAGGTGAAAACCATCCGCTTTGGTCAGCAGGGTGTATCTGGCGCAGGTAGCAATCCCAGAACAGCATCACAGAAGGCACGTCAAAAGTCGTTCAAAGCCAGACACGCCTCAAACATTGCTAAGGGCAAAATGTCGGCGGCATATTGGGCTGACAAGGTAAAATGGTAGCCCTTTATAGCAAAACAAAAATCTGTTATTTTAGGTCAGGAGATTATTATGGCAACTGTATATAAAAACGGCACAACCACCAAAAAGCCAAAAAAGCCAGCGCCTGACCGCACTGTTTTTGGCACTTATGTAGCCCCCATCTTTTCTAGCGTTGCTGGGCAGTTTAAACAGCGCGGCACGTTATTTACTGGCAAGAACAACACCCAGACAGGAAGGTACAGCAACTGATGGGAATGGGCGTTAAGCACTATTTCAAGGATGGCAAAGAGCATAAGGGGGCTTTACACAAGCACCCTGACGGTACTCTTATGACGGGCAAGTCTATGAGTAAAAATTCCAAGAAGCTGTATCACTTTGGCGACCTGTCAAAGACAGCGCAGAAAAAAGCAAGGAGTAACTGGTAATGGGTTACGGTAAGAAAAAAGGCGGCGGTAAGAAAAAATGACTTACGGCACTTCTAAAGCAAAAGGGCTAAAAGAGGACATGGGCAAGAAGGGCGGAAAGTCCAAAACCATGTGCGGTAAATATGCCAGCAAAAAGTAGCAAGCCAAAAGACCCAGCCCTATGGGCTAAAGCCAAAGCGGCGGCAAAGCGTAAGTACAAGGTTTATCCCTCGGCTTACGCTAATGCTTATGCGGCTAAGTGGTACAAGGACAAGGGCGGCAAATGGGGCGGCTCGGATAATCGCGTAAGGAAAGCATAATGCCAGCGCAGGCGGGTCTTGGAAAATGGTTCGGCGAGAAGTGGGTTGACGTTAAGACGGGCAAGCCATGTGGGCGCAGTAAGGGTGAGAAGCGGGGTTATCCGGCTTGTCGGCCTCAAGCTGTTGCAAGCAAGATTAGCAAAAAAGAGGCGTCCAAGAAAACAGGGCGCAAACGTGTTAAGTGGTCAACAACAGCCAGTGGCAAGAAAAGGCAAGCATAATGGCGCAAGGTCTGCTCAGTGATTTTCAGCCGCAGGGTGTGGGCTATGGCAACATCCTGATGGATGAGCCAGTTCAATACGGGTTGGATGAGGGCTTTGGCGCTTTAGCTGGCTCTCTCAGAAATGTAATTATCGACCCTGTTCTCGGCACTCTGTCTGACGTAGGCAATGTGATGGGCGATATCCGTTCAGGCCGTCCTGTCGGGATGAGCCGTTTGCAAGATGTATCGCAAAGAGCCGCGATGGATTTGACAGGCACTGGCATGGTTGCCGGACTACCTGCCAGAATGGCGGCAGGTGAAGCTGGTCAGGCTATGCTTGGCATGGCTGGCGGCAGACTGACAAGAAAAGATATTGACCCGTTGTTTTTCGGCAAAGTCACTGCTGACGTTCCTTTGTCTCAAATGAATGTTGATATCGAGCCAATCGGTTTGCTGGGGCAAAGAATGACCATCAAGCCGGAAGATTTGCAAAACAAAATATTGCTTTTCGGTGCTGGTGACAGAACTGGCACTGGCCTGCTTCGTGGTATTGATGACGTTAAATTCGATGAGCCTGTAGTGATGCTGGGCGGTAGGGATTATCAGCTTGCCACTCCAGACGCATGGGCATCCGGCGAGAGCGTTATCACAAGCCTGCTTAACAGAGCAAAGCAAGCTCAAGAGGAAACTGGCCTTAGCGATGTCGTTTTAGCCCACTCAACAATGGGCAGGGGTGCGGTAGACTTTTCAGAGATGGGTTCAAGCGCACTTGCAGAGCTGGTAAAGAACGCCCCCATAACCAAAAAGGGCGCGAAGGAATTTGATGATGAGTTCCGCGATTATTTGCTGGGCAAGGCAGAGGTAGCAAAAGGCAAGAACAACACTGCCAAAGAGGCTCTTTTCAGAAAGCTGGCAAAAGACTATGTAGGCGTTACCTCGCCAAAGTTGAGGGAGTATTTGGCAAATCTGCCCGCTGGTTCTATGCGCGATGCCTTTGCCAAGCAGATGGACACAAAGAAATACAAGGACTTGGGCTTCCCAGCCGTTAGCAAGTCGAGATTTGCTTTGACTGAGCCAGCTCAGATAGAAGTGCCTACCTTCCATACAGGTATGTCATTCCAGCCTATTGATGTAGCGCGGGGAGCAATCGCCAACCCAGACATCCCTCACGCCAGCTATAGCCACGCTATCGGAAAGCTGAATGAGCAAATGCCAATGCAGTTTGAACGCCCTATATCAACGCATCAGGTTTATAGGGACTTTGAGAAGCAACTTGAGGCTGAAGGCAAAACAGTAAGTGCCTCCGGCAAGCCGTTGCAATCATCTGCTATACAACCTAGTTATCGCTCAACTATGCCGTATCAAGTTGTTGACCAAGAGATGGTGGATAGAATGTCTTTGTTGCTGGAAGGTATGTCCGGCGATGAATTATTAAAAGCGGGGATATACTAATGCCTCTGATTCAGGGCTATAGCCAAGCATCAATATCAAAGAACATCGCGGCGGAAATGAAGGCTGGCAAGAGCCGGAAACAGGCCACAGCCATAGCCCTAGACGTTGCAAGAAAAGCAAAGAAGAAAA